TTAGACGTTAAATGTCACGCCCACAACATGGTTGTCCTCCACCCGAATCTCCTTGATTATTGACCGCCACAAGCGGCGCTGATCATCCTTTTCGAGTGTCCTGTATATCGCCTCAAAGTCCGTATCAAGGAAGGCTCTCAGTTTCCCAATATCAGGAGCCTTTTCCGCCTCGTATTCCGATTCCAATGCCTTTGCGATATCCTCTTTCAGCTTCGCCGCCATTGCTGTATATTCATCGTCCGGCATGTTCCCAGCGAAGTATGCAACGTTCAGGCGGCGGAGCTGTTCTTTTGCTTTCGCTACATCAAACTTGATGATCCGCTTTTTCTTTTTGGATGATGCGCCGACCTCCGTTTCGGAGATGTATTCCTCGATCATTTCGCGTATATGCTCAAGCAGATACTTTTCTGTTTTCTTCTCTGATACGCTGGAGCGGTATGTGCATCCTGTATTGTCGCGCCCGTGATTACAGCGATACGCATTGTATTTGATGCTCCGGTCATTTGGGTATGACTTATATGTTGCTTTGAGTGTGTGGCCGCAACTCGGGCAGGTGATGAGCCCCGAGAAAAGGTACACATTCCAAGCCTGGGCCTTTTTGATCAAGTTCTTCCTATCCTGAATCTTTTTCCAGTTCTCGCGGCTCACATAGGCAGGGCAGAAGTCCGGTATACCCTCGAATGTCCCGCAGTATATTTCAAGCTTTCCGGTTCGCAGCCACTCCTTCGCAGCTCGTGTCGTACCATATTCCGCGTTTACCAAGAATCCGGCCCGGCGGACGCTGTTGTATTTCAACGCATACTCCCAAAAGGCGGTAATTGCGGCCTCAAGTTCGGGGTCTTTGACCAATTTTCGCAGGCCGTCCACGATTTCCGCCTTATAGCCGATTGGGACGCGGCCATACGGGTATTCTCCACGGTTTACTTTACTATTGAATACGAACTTGATACGCTCGGATGTTCGGTCTGCCTCGTTCTCTGCTACAGATAGCATGATGTTAACCTTGAGGCGTCCGTCCGCCGTTGCGGTATTATAGTCCTCCATGGTGGCCTGCCAAGTCACATTATTTTCGTCCAAGACAGCCTGAACCTGGTGATACTCCCACACATTACGGAACCAGCGGTCAAGCTTTATGAAGAGGATTCGGTCAATCTTCCCGGCCCGCACATCGTCCAACAGCTCTTGCATGACTTTCCGCTTCAAGGCTGGCTTCCTGGCCGAAAAACCCTCATCCCGGTATGTGCCCACGACCTTATATTTCTTTTCCTTAGCGAAGTGTAGAAGTTCGTCCTCCTGCGCCTGCAAGCTATATCCATGAAGCGCCTGCTCCTCGGTAGATACGCGGATATATAGCGCAACTCTGATAATGCGGTCTATTTCTGCTTTCATTGACAATCTCTCCCTAGTTCGCTATAATAGGAGAGCATAAATGCTCCATTAGCGTGGTTATAGTTGTTTATGCAAAGCCCCAGGGTGTTCCGGCACCCTGGGGCACTTTTTATATTTCATCCGATGTCAATCCGCGCAGCAATTTCTTCATCCGTGAAACCAGCGGCGGCTAGATACTCATTCCGTGCATCGTTCACAATCTGCTCTGCGCCCGGCATGATTGAAATGCTTTCCTTCGCGGACTCCAGCTTAGAAAAGTCCTCATCATCAATATATTTCGACAAGTCATGTGCAATCATGTAGACCGTAGATACATACCCGTTAGAGGCATCAATATATGCTTCTGCACTTTCGTCCTTGATCTCGTCAAACTCATCCTTCCAGTCTGAGCACCAATCCTTCACTTGCTCGCAGTATGAGTATACGTCCACAATAGTAGTTTCTCCAGTCCCGAGTTGCTGAATCATCCCGGAAAGTTTTTCATAGGAAGCTTTTGCGGATCGAACGGGCTTGTAAATTGCAAGGTCATTCTCTCCTGCGGTCTTTTTGGATTCATCCTGGGAGGTCGTTGCTGGGCTTTCCGCAGGAATAACGGTTTCTACCACTAGGTTGTTTTCTGGTGTGCTGTCTGGATTATTTGGCTCGCGGTCACGTCCACCTATTCTGCTAATTAGAGATAGCACAACGATTACGCCGATTGCAATTGGAATCCATTTTTTCGATTTCTTTTGCTTCTCCCCAGTCACAGTTTCTTTACTCACAAGAAAACCTCCCTCTTTTACCCGCTCCTAAGAGCGGGCTTTTTTATTGCGCTTTTTTCAGCTCGGACAGCTCCTTGCTCATGGAGCGGATCACCTGTTTCAAGAGAGCCACGTCGTCCTCTATGGCCTCGATTCTGGTCATGGGAGTTAGCTTTGCCTGCACGCCTTGTAACCCCTCAGCCAGCAAGTCAAACTTCGGCATAACATCTGAATCAAAATAGGCAATCATACGCTTTTCAGATGCCCGGATGGATGCGTCAATCATGGTCTGGATGGACTGTAGGTCTTTTTCGTCTAACATGTCTAAAACTCCTATTCTTTCTTTGTCAAGCGATAAGAGAACCTCGTTTCGCTCTGCTAACGAGGGTACTCCGTCCTATTGCTCAGCAGAAGTAAGAGATACTGCCGAAGTAGGAAATCTACTTCAAGAAATGAAGTAGGGTACTACTGCGCCTGTCCAATAGTCTGAGCTTTTGGGATAGTGGAATCAAAATCTGTATACTCACCAAAATGAGAGGGCTCTATTTATGGGAACTGTCACTTGATGATATGAAACAAATGTTCTATAATGGATGCACACAAGGAATTGCGCTGGGACAGTGGAAAGGGACGATATCATGGAACCGAAGCTGGAACGGACGGACACCGACGAGGTAATCAAAAGGGAAAAAGAGGCAATTAAAAGGCTGCTAGACTTGGCAGACGAGCGGAAGCTAAATGATATTTACAACTTCATCCTGCACATCCTATAACCCATGAGGGGACTGGCTACTGGCCGGCCTCCTCTTTTTTCATTTCGTCCAGCAGTTTCCGGGCCAACTTTTCCAAAAGACGCCATTCCTCGGTATCCAAGCGGGCCAAGACAGAAACCAGCCGAGTGCGGAAGTCAGGGATATCATCTTTTAGTATATCCCCCATAAAGGAGGTCAGCTCGTCGTTGCGGTTCTGTGGGCGAAACATCTTGCCATCCCCGTAGCGTAACCAGTCCTCGTTGACGTTAAACTCTTTGCAGATCAGGGTAATAACAGTATCAATAGGTTGATTACGTCCCATCTCATATTGTGCGACTGTATTTTGTTTTACACCAATTTTATCTGCGAATTTCTGCTGTGTAAGGCCCAAGGCTTTACGCAGTTCTTTTATACGCTCGTTCACCGTGACACCTTCCTTCTGCCCCGATATTATCACTTTCTGCTCTATCTGTCAAGAAAAAATATCACAGAAACAATAAAAAGGGGTTGACAAATATCTCATAAAGATATATTATAATCACGAGAACAATAGTGAAAGGGGTGAGACAATGAGCACAGAAGAAAAGACGATTGCCCGATCCTTGGCAGAGGCAGTCAAGATCTTACCGGAAGGGAAGCGGGAATATCTGCTCGGCTACGCCGAGGGCGTGGCGGCAATGGCAGAGGCTGCCAACAGTGCACCAGCCGCAAACAAGGATATGGAGGTGAGTTAATGGAGAAAACCTTGGATCGTTACGGTCTGGCGCAGGTAGTCATCAAAGACGCCATCAATGGTGAGGCGGAGATTTACATCGACGGCCACCGTGTGACCGGCGTCATCGGCTATAAAATCGAACAGGACGCGGGGGTAAACCGGGTGCCGCTCCTGACAATGCAGGTCAACTGCCAATTAAACCTAGATTGCGGAGCGATTCCCGTTTTACCCGAGCCGTGGACATGGTTCTATGCGCCGAAGGTTCCGAATTTTACCGATGTTCGGGACATTCCTTGCAAGCCTGAGTAAACCCGACCGTTGCACTTAACTCCGCGCATGAGTGTGAAATAAATCACAGAAAGGAGCATGTATGGACAAGGCTTTAAGAGTACGGCTGGAAGATGCCGAGCAGATTTTATCTGACGTATCTATCAAGTGTTGCGAAGTCCTGAACCTGATTTCTGTTCATGGCGTGACGGACGCACACAGAGAAGCACTCCACATCGCCGCAAGGGTCGTATATCTCGCAGAGCTCGGCAGGAAAAAAATTCGCCAGGGTCTGCAAGATACAGACCCCAGCGAATGCGGTTAGGTCACTTCCCAACCAGACAAGTCATCTGGGACACCATCGACCAGCCCTGCAAGGCTGTCCCACTCCGGGCATCCAGTAACGTGCTGCAACACGTTATCGGCCTGTGCCTGCGGAGTATCGCAAGACTCCCAGATGTCGCCGCCGAAGAGCAGACCATACTTCCCATTGCTCAACGGCACTATAGATAGCTTCCCTATGGGGCTATCGTAGACCCACAAAAAATCTCACCTCCTTCCGCCGGTATTCTATCACCGGACGCGGGAGGTCACAAGAAAAATGAACAGGAGATTGAGCTGAAATGAACTATTTGACTGACGAGCAGGTGGAGCAAGAGATTGAGCGCCTGCGCAACTCTCCCTATGTGGCACTAGCCCGAAAAGAGCAGTATGTCCGGTGCCAACGTAGGCAGGCCCTTTACAGTTTGCGTCACCTGGAGAAGAAAGGAAAGTCGCTTGCAGCATCCGGCATCACCATGGATATGTTGGATGCTAAGCGAATTTCCCCGGCCATGAAGGAGGGCCGGGGAATCGCTCTTGAAGATTCTGTTTATTACCTTTGCGGCGTGGCGCAACCGTTCAAATGGGAGAAGAACTTCCACCTGGCCTTTATGCCGCAACCCGGCAGCACTATCCACTATGAGAGCAACGGGATCACCGTGGAAATCGAGGGGGCGGTGCAACTGCCCATTTGCACGGACAATATCGACCAGTCCCACCCAAAGGCGAGGTTAAAGTCTTACCACACATGCCGGAACTGGCAGTTTGCAAATTGGTTCCAGACGCACTTAAAAAATGTTTGATAGTAAATGTCAGTAAATGATAGTAAATGTCATTGATTGATAGTTCATTTTGGGTGTACCATAAGACCATCGGAGCAAAGGCGGACGACGAGCCGCCACACTCAAGAAAGGCCGCACGGGGAGACCTGGGGCGGCCTTTTTCATGCTCCGACGCCTGGGTGGACGGGCGTAGAGTTGCCCACCGGCCAACCTCCTGAGCCGATACGGGAAGGGCGCCGAATCAGCGACAAACGAACAGAGAAACCAAAGGCCCGCAGGCCAACACCTGCGGGCCTTTTATATGCCGCAGGTGAGTACCAGCCCACTATCCGGCCCGGAGGGTCGCGCCCTCCATGCGGCAAATGACTGTGGAGAGACACTATACTGGCGAATCGGGGTCGCGTATCTTGCCAGTGAAATCACCAGCGGCCTGCCAGTAGCCATAGCTGGCCGACTCCGGGTATAATGGCAGCCTTTGAGAGTCAAAAACGCGCTATCCCGCTGAAAACTACCCTGCGAGTGGCTAATCATGATCGCCGCAAAGACCAGAGTGTGACAATTAAGCGGGAAGCGCAAATAAAAACCGCCCCCGAAGGGGCGGCAGGCTCAGCTCAGAATTTCTTTCAGTTTGTCCAAATTCCCGGCATTGGGGCTGACCTTGCCGCTCTCCCAGCGGGATATCACGGCCTGGTTAACGTCCATCGCATCCGCAAGCTGGGCTTGAGTCAAGCCTTTGGCCTTTCTGGCGGCGGCAATATCAAACTCGACAGACGCAAGGGGACGCTTGCCTTTACCGGCAAAATAGCCTAACTGCCAAGCCCCCTGCATTTCAAGGGGCTGTAACTTTTCAGACCCTCCCTCCACGGGCGGGTCAATGCTGGTGATCTCGCAAAGCGCCTCAGCAACCTGCCGGTCGAGATCCCTCTTTAGGAGGCCAAGCCTGTGAGCATCAGAAATGACTCTGGCGAGTGCTGTATACGGGCGCTGAGCGGCAAGGGTGAGATCCCCTCCGATCTCCTGCGGATATGCCGCCGCGTTGAGCCGACCGAACACCCAGCCAAACACGTATGCTTCTCTGTTTGTCATCAGCAACCGACCTCCTTGAAATAACGGTATTCCATTTCGTCATAAACATTGACCTTGGTCTCAACCTTGCTGTCAGGATACTGGGAGGCATAACGAGCGGCACAATCCTCGGCTCCCTTCTTGTCGTCCATATAAGCACCCATCATCCAGCCGTCTTTGCAAACGCAATATTCATAGTGTTTCATGACTTTACCTCCTATATTGTTCCTTTTACTTTTTATGACTTAATATCATAAAATATGATATTGTCAATACATATTTTGAAAAATATTTGCCGCCCCGCAGTTGCAGGAGACGGGGGAGGAATCAGAAAGAAGGTGCGCATGATGGCCGTTAAAATTCAGATCAAGGATATGGCCGCGCTGAAAAAGAAGCTGCGGGCGATGGAGAAGGCCCCGCAGAAGGTCGTGAACGGCGTCATGGGCGACATCCGCAAGCGGGCGCCGTCATGGGTAGCCACAGAAGTGGCACAGACATACGGAGTAAAGAAGGCAGAGATTACCGGCCAGAAGATCGGCACAGTCAAGGTCAGAGGGGCAAGCCTGGAGGATGTGCAGATCGTCTACACGGGCCGGGTGCTGACCCCCACGCACTTCTCCATGTCACCGACAGCTCCCAAAGAGGGGAGCTATACCCTAAAGGCCACCGTCATCAAAGGCCAGCGCACCGCCATGGGCAAGGTCAAGAAGCTGACCAAGAAGCAGAGGGCCGCCCTGGGTAAGAACTTCCGAGGCGAGGGTACACGCTCCAGCGATCATTCCCCCATCATGCTCATGCACACGGGAGCTGGTTCATCGGACAAAACCCAGTACATTCCATTCCAGCGCAAGAGTAAGAACAGGAGTGACGTGCAGGCTATCAAGACCATCTCCTTGCCTCAGATGGTCAGCAGCGAGAGGACAATGCCGGGTATCCAGAAGGTCATCGACGAGAACCTGGAGAAGCGGCTGGATCACTACATGGACAGGTATATGGGTTCATGATATGGGCGGGCAGCCATTGGGGCTACTGGGTGCGTTAATGGCACAGGTCTATGTCTGGGGAAAATACAACTTAAATGTCAAATATGAGGAAGATCACTCTGCGCATGCCCCTAAACAAGGAGATATCAATAATTTTTGGGTTGGTAAGAGCTATTCCTTTAGCGCTGTAAATGGGAAATATACCCTCAATAACGCACTTGAAATGAGTAGGGAGAATGACGCAGCTCAATACCCATATGCCATTGATGGAGCCATGACCGGCGACGGTGTGTATTACGCGGAAGAAGCGTACGGAATTAACAAAACAGCAGGCTGGATCTCGAGCTCTGGTAAGTTGGCGTATAGAATACCTGATACACTCTCTGGGAAAATCTTTTATCCAGTCTATTATGGTGTCAAGACCATAAAAGAGAAGGGCGCGTACATTGAAGATGTGACCAGTGAATCCGAAAATACCTATCCAAAAGACGGAATTAGCGGAAACTACTATTATGTATTTAAGTATGTGGTTCCCAGTGTGCAGTCCATCACGGTTCCAGGCGCCGCCATGACTGGCCAGTCGGTCGATATTTTCTGGGAGGTAGCAGACAGAGCGGAAAGCTACAAGCTGGAGCGCAGGGTGGATTCCGGCGGCTGGACGCAGGTTTACGAAGGGGCCGGCTTGACCTATGCCGACACGGTGCAGGTCGAGTGGTCGAACGTGCAGTACCGTGTGTCCGCAAGTATTTCTGGCGTATATGGCGATCCCATATTATCCAAGACCATGAACATCGTCCCGTCAACTACATTAAGAATATCCATGCCGGAAGGCAATATTGGGGAAATCAAGGGGGCGATAACGTATACAGCATTGAGCGACGCTCCCCGCGACGCTATTTACATTTCGGAGGTTTTTGAGAACACCTACAGCGATTACCAGAGAGAACTGACATTAAAGCCTGGCGATAGTGTAACTATCCCGGTATCCAGGTTTCCGAGCGCGGCAGGAGGACGGTTTACTGTAAAGGCAAAGGTACAAATTAGCGATAATGCTTGGGCAAATGAAAACAGACAGTTATCCTACTGGTCATGCAAACACTCAGAGAAACGACAGAAGATACAAATATTATTACCTTGCCATCGGCTGAAAGGGGGGCCACCTATGACCATTATCCAAATTGACCCGCTGGAGAGCGGCCAGCACCCGATCCAGAGCCAGAGCGGGCGGTGCGCCTGCTGGCTGGATGGCTACATAGAGGTGCCCGTCCACCTGGAGGCCGCCATGTGGGCGACCTATGGCTGGTGTGACCTCCAGATTGAGGAGGGGGTACTGGTGGGCATCACTCCCACCGAGCGGCCCCCTGAGCCGGAGCCGGAACCTGAGCCGCCATCTGTAGAAGAACGAGTGGCGGCCCTGGAGGAAGCTCTGGCGCAGACTGATGAAACCGCTATCGCGCTCTTTGAGAGCCGGGCCGAACAGGAATCTATCAACGCACAGCAGGACGATGCGTTGCTGGATATATATGAAATGCTAGGAGGTTGAAAGCAATGGCAGTAAAAGCAATCGCACACAGCTACTGGCGCAGCATCAAACGGGGGGCACGCACCTTTGAAAGCGTCCTTGACCCCGTAAAGGAGGACGTGCGCACCCTGGCGCGGGCCGATGTGGCCGACGGCGTCATCACCCAGGAAGAGTATCAGCAGTACATTGGCGAAACCTACGAACCCGCCCCTGAAACCGTTTAAACCGGCCAAAGGCCGTAAATAAGAAAGGACGAATGAACATGATCACCGAACTGAACTTTGCCAAGCTGACCCCGGCCTCCTTTGCGTTGGCCAACGCCAATGATGTGGATGCGGGTGTGGGGCGCTCCATGCTGCTCAACAACATCCGACACGGGCGGGAGGTAGACCACATCATGACGGGGCTCGACCCGGAGTATCTGCCCGACTGGGCGGCCCTCAAGCCCCAGTATGAGGCCCTGGAGCACGGGGGTGTGACCTCCGCCGTCAACGTCTGGCACCGGGTATGCCAGGACAACTATAAGGCGCTGGTGGAGCTGTGGAACGAGAATCCCCGCAACTGCGCCGCCATGGCGAAGCTGGTGGAGAGCGCCACCGATCCCGGCCCCATCTCTGGCCCGGCCCGCGAGGAGTGGGAAAAGGAGCAGGAGGGCCATGAGTAAATACATAGCAGTCATCCCTAGGGCGGCCATCACCAGGGCCGCCCTAGTGGAGGCCGGGGGGCGGTCCATGGAGCAGGTCAAGGCCGCTTGTGGGTGCAGCCACATCATCAACGCCTGGTTCTACGATATGACCACGGGCCGCCCGGTGGGCAACCTCAAAATCAACGGCGCGGTTAAGGCCTCCGCCGGTTGGAACGGCTGGGGGCTTGCCTGGGACAAGGGCGAGGACATCAGCCTAGAGATTGTGCCTGCTGCGGGCCGCGGGAACTACATCAGCGGCGTTGAGTTGCTGACACCCACCAGAGGGCCCGGCAAGCCCCTGAGCTATGTCCAGGAGTATAGAGGGGCCCGTGGCCGCTCGGCGGTGTTGCTGGCCGGGGAACACGTCATCCTGTATTGCTCCGGCGACGGCACCAGAGACGCCAAGACCCCGGAGCGGCTGAGGGACGATCTGGTGGAGGTGGGCGGGCAGTACGCCAACACCGCCAATCTGCTGGCCCTTGGCCTGGACAGCGGCGGCTCCAGTCAGTGTGACTTCGGCGACAACAAAATCATTCACAGCGCCCGGCGGGTAGCCGGGTATTTTTGCGTCTGGACAACGGACGCGCAGACCCCCGGAGAGGAGAACAACACCATGAGCAAGAAGTACACCGTAACGCCCAGCATCGGCGTCAACGTACGAAAAGGGCCCGGCACCGGCTACGACAAGGTAGGCGGCTACAGCAAGGGCACCGTCATCACAGTCCTGGAGGAGCGCGATGGCTGGGGCCGTACCGACAAGGGATGGGTAAAGCTGTCCAACATGAGCCTGCACACCAGCTCCGGCGATGTTACAGTCACCGACCGCAAGACTGACACCGGCGTGCCCATCAAGCAGATGTTTGTCCCCAAGGGCCGAAAGAATCGCCCAGGCGGGGCGAACCCCTGCACATACATCACCATCCACGAGACGGGCAACAAGGCCACTGGGGCCGATGCAGAGGCCCACGGGGCCTATGTGTGCGGTGATTCCGCTGAGGCATCCCGTGTGAGCTGGCACTATACCGTGGACGATGATTCCATCGTGCAGCACATCCCGGATGAGGAGCGGGCCTATCATGCCGGGGACGGCGCGAACGGCCCTGGCAATGCCAAGAGCATCGGAATTGAGATCTGCGTCAACGAGGACGGAGATTTTGAGAAGGCCAAGGACAACGCGGCCAGCCTGGTGCGGCTGCTCATGGCCGAGCACGGCATCCCATCGCTCAATATCAAGCAGCACAACAACTGGAGCGGGAAGGACTGCCCCCACACCATCCGCCACACCAGTGGCGCGTGGGCGGCGTTTCTGGACCTCTGCAACGGGTATCCGGTAGACGCCCAGCTTTCCGCCGCCGTGGACAAACTGGCCGCGAAAGGGCTTATCAATAGCCCCGATTATTGGAAGGACGGGGTATACTCCGCCGCAAACGTGCAGGCGCTCCTCAAGAAGTGGGCCGCCTCGCTGTGAGAAGGGGAATGGGAATATGAACAATTTTTTTGCGGCCTTCGTTGACAAGGCGAACCTCATTTGGGGGGCCGTTGTTGCCGGGCTGACCTACGTTTTCGGCGTACACTGGCCCGTGTTCGCGCTGTTCCTGGCGCTGAACGTCGTGGACTACATCTATGGCATCCTAAAAGCTCGGGCGACGGACACCATGTCCAGCGCAAAGGGGGCCAAAGGTGTGGTGAAGAAAGTATCCTACTGGGTCATCATCGCCCTTGCGTTTGGCGTGTCGTGCATTTTTATTGATATTGGAGCGACCATCGGCGTTGACCTCGGTTTCCTACAGCTCATGGGCTGGTTTGTGCTGGCGATCTATATTATCAATGAGCTTACCAGCATCGTGGAGAACATGATGGCCCTGGGGGTTGATGTGCCGGATATCCTGGTGAAGGGTCTGGCCGCAGCCAGGACGGTTGTTGACCAGGCGGGGGACAAGGTAGTCCCTGACGAGAAAACCGAATAA